GAATATGTCTGATCCAAAAGAAACAACACTTTTAGGAGAAAAAGCTCCAATGTTATCTGCAATTTTATCAAACTGAAAGATAAGTGGAGTTCCAACATAACTCATTCTAAATATTGCTCTCTCCATAAAAACAATACCAAAAGATTCACCACCTACTATTGCCTGTACATTACCATGAGTACCAACAATATCTTGATAACCAGATTGTGTGGTTTGACTTGGAGTCCATTGAGCCGAATTATTTAATCCAGACCATTTAACTCGTTGATTGTAAACTGTTCCAGACTCGGTTGTATATCCTGCAACAACAAAATCTCTAACAACAGCTAAATATTTTGCTTTTAAAGAAACAAGATCACTAAAAGCTGAGTCTACACCCTCTTCAAATTTTTGAATATTATCAGCATGGTTAGTTGCAATTATATTTGATCCAAACTGTGTGAATGCCCAAAAGTCTCTTGAGTTTTCTGTTGTGGAATTACTATAACCACCTGCTTTAGATTTATCTTGAAATACAAGTGAACTATCCATTTGATATAGTTTAGTTGTATCTCCTGCATAATTAGTTGTTCCAGATGCAGAGAAAGAAGTAAATAACCCAACTGGTGTATTGCCTAATCCTGTTCCACTTAAAGCTACAAATCTTGGAAAAGATTTATAACCTTGAGCTAAAGGAATCACATTATTAATCTTTATTGATCCTGTGTTTTGATAAGCAGGTAAATCTGCTTGTAATTGACCAAATTGAATGTCAGCCATTTAGACCACCATTCTAGCAGTCATATTTAAAGGTGCTCCAGATGATCTTCCTCTTTGTGCAGAATTATTTGCAGTCTCTACTGCTTCTTTATATAGCGATGCCCAAACTTGTAGTCTTTCATCGTTCATTAAAAAAGGCTCACTTTCTGCAAGGCAAGAATATAAATAAATATCTGGAAAGTTTGTTAAAATTTCATTTGTTGTATTAACAGCAGACAATCCTGTTGGTCTTTTAAAAAATCCTAATTCTAAAACTTTAGCTGCATCTGGTTGCATTCCTAAATAAATTTTACTACCAATAATAGTGTAATGTGATGGCGTTCCAGATCCTTCACCTGCATTATACACTCGCATAAAATCTGGTGGAGCTAAGAAAGTAAGAAAAGTATAAGGACTTGTTTGATAAGCAACATATCGCATTTCTAAATATCCTGTTGGCAAATCATAACTTTGTGTTCCAGAAACAGTTGTTATTGATGTGTCTATAGTTTCCATTTCTCGTAATCGTAAATCACGAGCTATACGAGATTCTGCTAATTCAATAAATGTGTCTAAATAAGATGTTAAATCTGTTCTGTTTAGATAATTTGCAATCTCTGTTTTTAAATTTGCGTATGAGTCCAAAGCCATTATATTTTTCCATTATAAGTTTTAAAAAATCTATTATCAGGATCATTAAGCCATTTTTTAAATGCCTCTTTGTCTTTTATACCACCTGCTTGGTTCATTATTCCTTTTTGGGCAAGTTGTTGAACAACAACAAGAGGGATAGAGGCAACCTTAGTCATTCCTGCGTGTTTACCAAGTTCACCATGAAACTTTAGTGCATCATTACCTAAATTAGACTCTTTTTTATTCATGTCTATTAAAGGCTCAACATCTTGCACATCTTCAAAGTGATATTTATTTTCACTTTCATCAATGTGCATTCTTGTTTTTAAAGTTGATGCACTATTTGTATCGTCTATCCAAAGTTTTTTTGTCATACCATCTCGGTTGCGTATAAACTGCCACTTGTAGATGCTTCTCTGATAGCTCCAATTTTATCGCCACCACTTACTTTGATAAAAATAACTTCATCTTTTGGTAAATAAGATCCTCCATTAACAGTTGCAGTTGGAGATGATGCAACAACAAAATGACACCCTGCTGTTTTTGAACATAACATTACATAACTCGTGTCTGAACTAAAAGCAGTTGAATTTGCTACTGATGAATCAGTAAAATCAATTTTATGTATTGTTGAAGGTCTGCCATAATATATTCCTGCATTAGCCATAATTACCCCATTCTTCTGATTACAAAAGTTACTTCACACTCACAAGCAGTTGAAGATGCACCATCTGTTATCATTTCTATTGCTTGTCCTTCTGCTACATAATTTGCACTTGAAGGAGTTGCTGAATCAACATCTCCTGCAGCTGAACCAGATTGTGTTACTGTAATGCCACCACCACCGACAGCTACTCCACCTATTTCAAAAGATAGACCTGCATCAGCAGAAGAAATTGCATTTTTAATTGTAGTATAAATTTTAATAATTTTTCCACTATCAGGAGCAGTTACAAAACTACTACCTGCTGTTGAGATAGTTGTAATTTTTCCTGTTAAAAAATAATCGTTTAATGTTCTCATTGTTTTCCTTAATTGTTCCGAGCATAATGCTCTTCAATTAAAAAGGGAGGAACTAATTTCCTCCCCTCATATAAATTTAATTTAAGCTGTTAGAGCAAAAATACCATAGTTGGCAGTTGGAGCTCTTGCAGTTAAAGTGTACTCAGTTAAAAGCATTCTTTTGTCTGAGTCACCAGTTTTAGCAAGTTCTTTAGTTTGGAAAGGTCTAAGATAAGATAGTTCCCACTTATCCATTTCCAAAATGTCAACTCTGTTTTCTTGTTGGTGTCTATTTGGTACGAAAGTTACTTCGCCAAAGTCTGATACATACACATCCACAGCACCGATAACTCTTTTATCAGCAATGTTGTTTGTGTTTGTAGCGATACCATTAAAACCAGAAGCAGTTTGCTTATGAGAAGCAGTCATCATTACACAATCTGGACTTCCACCAAGTTCAAAAGTTTTTTTCAAACCTGCTTTTAGTAAATCTTCTGTGTAAGCTCTTAAAGTTCCATTGGCATTTCTTTTAACAAGACCATCACCATTTAAACCTGCACCAACAGCTCCTGCTGCATTAGCATAAGTAGTGTTGGCTGCAGCTGAATAGTTGTTAGCTGCAGTAGCAGTTCCAGGTATGTTACCTCCATACCAAGTTCCAACTGATCCAAGCTCTCTTGCTGTTCCGGCTGCACCTGCTGTTTTAAAATTTTCTTGACCTACGAGTGTAAACTCCATGTCTCTTTTTAGTTCTTTACCTGCTTTAGCCATTTGGTAAGCAAGTTCATCACCACGACCTGCATTTGTAACTGCTTGATCAGTTCCAGATACACCAATAACTTTTGTAGATATTTGTGTAAAATCTCCTAATCTAGTTGTTGCAACTGTAGCTAAGTTTGCTGCATCATCGCCTTCAATTTGTTTATTGGCTGCTGCGTTAGCCAATCCGTCTGTTTGCCACTCATGGTTACTTTGAGAGGCAGATCCTGTACCTGCATTAGACATAAAAGGTGTTTCAGTAGGTGCTATGTTATAAATAACATCTGCTAAATCTTCTCTTATACCAACACGAGTATAGGTTTGTACTGTATTATTAGGTACAGCCATTGTAGTCTCCTATTCGTTAAAGTACATCTCCTTTAACACCGATTGTGCATCTTTGAGATGTCCAGATTTTTTGAGTCTCGACATTCTCTTATCAATATTTTGTTTCACCTCAGAATCTTCTCTAACATTAGATGCGTTAGAAGTGACAACTTTAGAAGTTTTGTTTACTTTGTTATTAGACAATTTTGTTTTTTTAAGTTGATTATATCTGTAAGCATCAGCTAACAATAAAACTGCACGATGATCTACCATCATAGCAATTTCTTGATCAGAATAACCACTCTCTTTAGCAAAATTTGTTAATCGTCTTGTAAACTCTGCACTTTTATTTTTGTCAGCATATTGGGGAAGTTTTTCAGACAAGATTTTTCGTTCATTAGCAATATACTCGTTATATACTTTCTTTTGCTCTTCTTGTTGTTCTTGTTGAATTCTATGTTGCTCTTGACGAGCAATATTTAAAGACTCTTTTCGTTTATCATCTTCTGCTTTTTTGCGTACATACTCAGCAGGATCTTCACGATAAAGCTCATCCCAATTTACTTTCTCTTCTTGTTGCAAATTATTAGTTAAAATTTCTAATTGTGTTGCATATTGATCACGAGAACTTTTGACTGCGTCAAACTCTTTCTTTAAGTTTTCTTGCATAGATTCAACCTCTTTGCGTTGATTACTTAAATCCATTGTTTTTTTGGTATAGTCTGATTCTCTAGAGTAACCTTTCATTAACTCATTGAGTGTAACTTTTTGCTTGTTACCATTTATGGTCACATCATAAAGTGTCTCTTCGTTTTCTGATAAGGCTTCTTCGTTATCTACTACTTCTTCACTAACATCTACATCTTCCATTAAGGGATCATCGGTGTCTTCTTTTAGATCGACTTCTCCTTTGTCCGATGTAGGTGTTTCAAGCTCTTCGTTCCTTGCAGTCTCTTCTTTGTTTAGTAGGGTAGCGAATGCTTGAGTTGTTTCTTCTGTATTATAGGTTGGTTTTGAAACAACAGACTCCTCTTGAGGCGTATCTGCCATAATAACTCCTTTTATTGATTAATCTGCTTTGAGGCTAGTTTGCCTGTCTCCATTACAGATTGCAGTTGTACATGAAGGACATTTAACATTCTTTTCATCATGTAAATTTTTTCTCTTCCTTCAGTATCTCTTATCGGTGAGTTTAACCATTCATGGTCTAACTCTGCCGAAACCTTTTGTATAGCTTCAACAAATATAGGATCTTCTAATATTCGTTTTGCTTCATGTCCTCTTTTAATTTCTTTTTCTTTATCCATTAAATACCAGAGCTTTCATCATCGTAGTCATCTTCTGGGTTTTTATCTTTATCAAATGATTGCGAACTTCCACCAATAATTATATTACCACCACCTGTCATTTGATTATCTCTCGTTCCACCTCTGCCTGTTCCATAATTTACTCCACCTTGAGTTTGTTGCGACTCTGGTGGTAAAGGTGTTCCAGATACAAAAGAATAACCTGTATCGCCTGTTCCACTATTATAAACTTGTTGGTAAGTGTCTCCGAATACATCGGTTACTGGCTCATTCATATTATTTGCCGGTAATAAACTTTCTATACCACCTGTATTTGTATTGATATTTTTATTTGCAATATTAAAAATTGGATTTTGGTTTTTATCAAAATTACCTGTGAAATAACCTCTTTTCATTAGTTCACTCATTATAAAATCTTTTCTTAATTTATCTTGACCACCAAAAGTTAATTTAAAAAGAGGTGGCATAAATCCACTTTTCATTGTTACTTCTGATCCTTTGCTTGGAAGATAGCCTAAAGCACTATTACCAAGAAAACCACTTGTTAAATAATCAAGTAATTCTTCATCTGTTGCATCTTTCATTTGATCAATAGACATATATGGTCTTTCTTCTGGATCATCTTTATCTCTTTGTTCATCATAAGCTGATTGACCAAACTGTTCTATTGGTTGGCATACACCATCAACTAACATGAAACCTGGAGGACAAGGATCAACTGGAGTATCTGGTACAGAAGAATAATCTATTTGTGGATTAGGAAAATCTGCTGTTGGATCTAATGTTCCTGCTTTTTCTTGTTCTGTTCGTATATCATATTGTGGATTACGAAACTTTCCTGCTGAATTAACATTAGGACTTGTTGTTAATTTACCATCCAAAAAATCATTAATAATATTTTGAGCCTGTGTTCCAACCATAAAAGGTGTAAATTTATCAGCCATTAATTCATCCCTTGTTCTAGAATTTTAGAAGCTAATTTCTCTTTTTCTAAACTATTTATGTTTTGTTCTTTGACTACTTGCGTTGCCAATTTTTGTTCATCTAAGTTCATTTTTTGCATTTTAAATTGATTATCAGCTTCTAATTTTCTATTTTTAAAATCTGCATCTGCCATAGCCTTTTGTTTTCTCATTTCGATTTCTTGTGCTGCTAATTGCAGAGCCGGATCTTCTTTTTCTTGTTGTGGTTGTTGAGGTGGTTGCTGTGATGGATCATTAAAAAATTGTGATGCATCTTTGTATCCACTATTTTGTAAATAATTTTCTAAAGTATTATAAATTGTTTGTGGAGTTACCATTCCCATCCCACCCATGCCAATTAATTTTTCTTGGACATTTAAAACTTGTTGTAAAACTTCTAGTCGTTGATCTTGGTTTCCTGTTCCTAGCCCAACCTGTGTT